GAACATAACTTCATACGAAGGGTCGGCGGTGACATGGAACCCCGTAGAGGCTTTACAAGTCGAAGAGTTTTATTGCCCCAAGAAGTTGAATTATGTGAACTCTTAGGAATAACAGAAGAAGAGTATTGGTTCTTTGTAGATAAAACAGAAAGTTATAACGGCAAAAGACTAAAAGCTTACGATTTAGTACCTGACATTCAAGCTGGTCCGTTAGTGGTCGCTGGTCAACTTACTGCTTTTGGTTCACTTGTCGTTGGAGTAGCTTTATCGGTTGTTGCTTACTTGATGACACCAAAACCTAAAGCACCGAAATACAAAACACCGCCCAGTTTAAAAACAGCAGATGCCTCTGGTCCTAAAAGATTTGCACCTCAAACAGGTTTTGATTCTGTTCAGGAATTAGCAGAATTAGGAGACACAATCCCTTTAGTTTTTGCTGATAGAGATGGAACAATAGGCGGTGTCCGTATTAATACCAAACTTTTATGGTCACAACTTTTAAGTTTAGGTTCAGGGCAACAACTAAAAGGAATATTTTTAATATCATCTGCAACTTTAGGGGCACGACCTGATTTTGAAGGTTATGCGATAGGCGATACTCTTTTAGAGAATTATACGAATGGAAAACTAGCTCTTTACTTTTTAGATGGGGGTAGAACAGGTTCCAATTCTGGAAGATTTAGAAGAAAGAGTGGTAATGCTAATAGAGATCAATATGCAGAAGGCACTTTAGAAAAGGAGAGTAGTGATGCTATTGCGTTGCCTTTAATCTTTTCTGATGAAAAAGATGACTATGTAACCGACATTTTTTGCGGAACAAGATCACCTAATACACAGGTAGAATTTGGTCTTTACGATCCATTACCAAATGGAATGAAATTTGTACTTCCTTATGAGTTAGTTTTAAAAGGAAAAGACACGAAACAAGGAAAAGATATTGATACAAAAAGGAATAAGTTAAAGAAGCATTATGCTAGGTTTGCGGCTCTTATTAAGAAGAATAATAGTAAAGATAAAGGAAGAAAGTCTGTCAGTAAAGATGACACAGTTTTATATCACTTAACAAGTGATGTTGTAGATAAAAAATATGAATCTTATAAACCTTGGGGTGTTGAAGATGTTAAATCTTCTGTTAATGCAACAAGAGAAAGTGCTGATGATTCTATAGCCATAGGAGAGCAATTTATGGTTGGTACGTCTGTTGCCGTTTGTACGAAAATGACAAATATTATGTGGGAAGAAGGATTAAATAAATACTTTACTTTCAAAATAACAGAAGGAGGAAGTATCAATGTAAAAAGTACTGCTGAAGCTGGAAATTCTTATTCAACTTTAACTCTTCAAAAATGTGCAATAGCTACTGTTTCTAATACAAAATCATGTGATGTAACAGAAATAGGATTGAAATCGACAGTGTGGAAACAGATTACAGGCTTTGCTAATGTCAATAGTCACCCAGGCAATTGGGAATATGGCAAAAAAGGTACTGTAAAAGAGTATGAAAATGAAAATGGAAGTATTTCTCTAGGAAGCATTAATAAGTACATAAAAAGACTAAGTTTCTTTCGATTATTTGTAAGGAAAGCAGGTTCTAGTGCCTCTTGGAGAAAATTAAGTGCTAAACCTTTTTGTATTACAGGCAGGACTCCACAACCTCAATATAACTTTATAAGAATTAGCCATCCTTTCGGGCAGTATGAATTTAGATTAGTTCCTTATCCTGGGAATGAAGTATATAGGAGTTACAGGAATAAAACTGTTAATCGTTTAGGTGGTAACAACTTAGCTAGTTTTGAAGTAGGTGATTACAATATTACGTTTAAAGGATCAACTGAATTTGACTTAAATCCTAATCAGATGTCGAATGAAGAATGGTTCTTAAGTGATTTACCTACGACAGCAAAAGGTACTGTTATCGGCTTGAGTTCTTATTCAAGTGGAAAGATACCGACAAAGATGGGTTGGTCTCCTACTGGATCAACATCTAAAACAGATGGAAAGCCTGGTTCAAGAAAAGAAGACTGGAACGGGGATGACGGAGGTAAAGGTACAAAAGGTTTGTGGGAACAAGATGACGATGATGAGAGTTATTGGAGAGTAATGTGGAGAGGCACTTGGATCGGAACGACAAGAAGTGCAACAGGTTGCATAGAACATGACGGGAATAAATATTGTTTATCACCCAGTGATCACTATGGAGGCAAGCGAAAAGCTGTTACTAAGTATATTTGGACAGCCGTACCTGTTACTCCTACAAAGTACAAAAATGTATCGGTTACAGGTGGGACAGGAGGGAATAATAGCCTAAATGTTAATGTTGAAAAATATACAAAAGGTGGAAAGACTGGTTATAAATGGTCTATTGCTTCGAGGGGTAAAAATTATAAAACAGGTAATACAGTTAAAATTCCTCATGCAAATGTAAAAGTTACAGTTACTTCAGACACAGCAGATTTAATTACACCGTCTTGGCCTAAAGGACAGAACCTTAATCCTTATGATGCTGTTTCTGATTACGTTAGTTTTGATGCAGAAAGAACCAGCCATTTGGATGGCCCAGAACACGCTGTCACTTATGTAAATGAACAGATAAAAGGCACAGATCAACCTTACACAAAGCTGGCAATGGTAGGGGTAAGGATGAATAGCTCAAAGGAATGGAGTTCTTTTAGCCAATTGTCTGCCTATATAAAGAAAGGTATAAAAGTTGAATCTCTGATTCACGATGATAGGCGTTCTACAAATTTATTCCCAGATATTGCTTATGCGTTATTAACTGATCCTGTTATTGGTGCTGGTGATTTGATTGGAACGGTATCTGTAGACAAAGATGCGATGACAACTGCTGCACGTTTTTGTAGAGCAAATAATTTTCACTGGGACGGTGTTATTACTGAAAATCAAAATTTAAGAGAATTTATTTATCAACAAGCCTCTTATTGTTTCCTAGATTTCACAATTATTGGAGGTCGTTTTTCTCTTGTTCCTGCTGTTCCTTATGACAGTGAATATGAAATCAAAAATAATGCAAAACCAGAGATCAAAGCTTTATTTACTGATGGCAATACAAAGAATTTGAAGGTATCCTTCTTGTCTCCTGAAGAAAGACAACTTTTCCAAGCAAGGATTTTATGGAGAAAAGAAAGGGAAACAAATGGATTTCCTGAGACAAGAGTGATTGAAGCAAGACTTGTTGATGATGAGGGTGGTTCAGAAAAAGATCCTAGAGAAACCTTTGATCTCTCTGTTTTTTGTACCAGTCAAGCTCATGCGACTTCCTTCGCAATGTTTGCTTTAAGAGTTAGGCAGAAAGTAGATCATGGGATCAAGTTTGAAACAACTCCACAAGCAGCAATGCACTTAAGACCTGGACAATACTTTAGATATTATTCAGAAGCTACTCATACCAGTCGTTTTTCTAATGGTGTTATCACTGATAACGGTATAATTCAATCTCAATCTATCGTGACTGATGGAACATCTATCTTCTATTGGAAACCAGGGGATGAAGAAGTAAAAGGTCCAACTGATATTTCTATTACAGGTGGAAAGGCTGCTTCTAAGTTTAGAGGCTGTGTTTTTACAGTCGCTCAAACAAATGCTTCAGATCGTGTTTATAAAGTAGAAAGCATTACTTACTCAGAAGAAGGCTTTGTTGAAGTAGCAGGAAGTTACGAGCCATTAACAAGCACTGGAACGTTAGCTACTTTAGACTGGACATCAGATGACTTTATAATCGAGGCGAGCTAATGGCTGAAATTAAATTTCCTGAAAATATTGCCCCTAGCAGTAGATCATTTAAGGCAGGAGAATATCCTCAATCTGTTTTTGAATCTCAAAATGGATCAAAAACTATTATTCGCTACGGGAATAAAGCCGTTAATGCAACTTTGACTTTAGGCTTTACAAATATTTCTGATGCTGATGCTCTTAGCATTGTTACTAATTACAAAAACGTTAATAGTGATTGGGATAATGTTGTATTTGGAACGACAAGAGGTATGCAAGGCGTAGAAGATAAGGTCAGTTGTTCTTTTGTTGCTTGTCTCGATGGGGACTAGAATAAAGCAAAGGTTTTTTAATTAAGGAAGATGTCTGGTTTTTACTCAGGTCAAGATGGGCGTTTAATCATAGCTGGCACTACTGCTGCAAAAGTTCGTTCTTGGTCTTTCACTGTGAATCAGGCCGTGCTGGAAACAGTTTCTTTAGAAGATACTGATCGAACATTAATCCCTGGAATCAGAAGTGTTACAGGTAGTTGCAGCCTTTATTACTATCAAGCAACTCCTGGCGATGATACTGATGTGACAACCTTATTAAATAATTTAATAACTGCTAATAGTGGAAATGGAGGAGAACAAGGTGGTGGGACAAAAGGTACAGTTAAATTTGAATTAAAAGTATTAGATGGAAACAATGATCGTTCAATTACTTTTTATGCCTACATCACAAGTCTTTCAATGACTAATTCTGTAGGAGAAGTTTTATCTGCTGATGTTAGTTTTGAAGTTAATGGAGCTGTTACTGGACTTGACTTCTAAATGGCTATTTATTTTGGTTCGACAGGTTTTGTTGAAATAAAGAGAGATAATGGTCGTGCTTTTAGTTCGTCCTTAGATCCTGCTGACGTTAATACAACAAAGAAAAGATTTAGTGTTGATTTTGCTAGTGGAGCGATATTAACAGGAGATCAAATAATGATCTCGACTAAAGATGATTCAAACTTAGAACTTGTTTCAGGACATAGCCATCCAGATGGTCGTTGGTACGTTCATATTGATGATGCTGGAGGGATGAAGCTTTATAACAGTTTTGCTCCTTCTCTTGCTGGTGATTCTTCTACTGCTTTATCCCTTGTTACTCCTTCTGCTGCTAAAGATATAACAATTCAAAGTCAAGGAACAAGATATAGAACCCTTGGCAAAGTTCGAGAATTTGAAATTACAACAACAAGAGACACAATTGACATCAATAGTTTAGGAGAAGATTTTAGACAAAGATATGAACGAGGAATGATTTCTGGTCAAGGGAATATGCAATGTATTTGGCAACACAGAGCATTTCAAGGAGACACTTTAAATATTATTGAACCTGAATTTCCTGTTTATTTAGCTCAATTAGCAGTTCGTTTAGATCAAGGAGCAGATTTCTTTGGTCGATTTTTTATTTATCACGATCCAGCTCAAACAAAAACAAGTGTTTGGTATGAAGCTGAATGTTCTGTAACTAATGTTGCTATTAGTGTTCCTGCTGCTGGAGTTGTAGAAGCAACAATTGATTTTGTAACGACAGGAGATATTGCATTACATACTGGACAACCACCAGCGTATCTACTTCAGGAAAATACAGATAAGATATTGCAAGAGGATGGATTGGGTATTTTACTTGAAGA